ACCGATATGGCTTTCTTTTGAATAGTTAAATCTTGGTCAATGTTTATCATGTTTCAAATATAGTATTAAATGTTTAAAATCAAAATTATGTTAATATCCCTAAGTCTCGCAATGCTTTCACAACTTTAGCTAAAGTATAGCCATCAAAAGTATCATCAGTTTTAATATTAGTACCTCCTCCTGGACTTACGATTGTTGCAGCCCCAATAGCGGTTGTAGGTCTTACTATTGGAGTGACTGCAAATAAGCCTATCTTACCACCACTTGAGCCTAATTGAATATCTTGATTGTTTTTTATCTCAAACAAGGTAGTAGGTGTAGAATTGGTAACTAATAATGCACTTCCTGTTGAAGCAGAATTCCCAGTAATATGCAATTTGGCTGATGCTGTCGGAGGTGAATTAGTATTACCGAAAAAAACATCACCCTTAACATCAAGAGTATTAACAGCAGTCCCTCCTGCAACCCCATTTATTAATAATTTAGAAGCTATTTGCACCCCATTTGTACCTGATAGTATAGACAATGCAATAGTGCCTTGAGCTCTTATTGCTAAATTACCACTAACTATATTTATTGAAGGATTATTTCTGTTGAATGCTAAATCATTGAGAGTCGTACCTGTAAATCCACCTGATGACATAGTTGGGTTTATTATTACGGCATTTAAGACCCTACTATTCGCATCAGCCGTAATACTTGGATTGATTATTACATGAGATTGATTAGAGCCTGATGAAGTCCATGTGCCTCCGATAGTTAAAGAACTATTTGCATTATTACTTAATGTCTTAGCACCTGCGAATGTTTGAGTGCCGATTGAAACAAGTCCAGGATATGAACTATCCGCAGTCTGCATGATTAGATTAGACCCACTTATCTGAGCTCCATTAGCCACCTTAGGGCTTACTGAGTCAATAGTTCCAATTGCAGTGACACCTGCTATCATAGTTGCCCAAGTCATATCTCCTCTAAGGTAATTAGCACTATTACCACCACTACCTAAGTCATCAGCTACTATTGCTCTGAATGTTGGATTGGCTGCTGCTCCTGTGGTTGGGCCTGCATATACTCTATTAGCTGCTTGCGGCTCAACTCTGTTAACCATAAATTGCTCTTGAGCTGCACCTTCAACTACCTTCCAAAACTTACCATTTTCATTAGTAACTATTATATCTCCATCCTTGGCATTAGTCACTACTGCGGTTGAGCCTGTGGATTGAAATGTGAATTGTGGGTCACTACCTATGTAGTTGTAGGTTATCTCTTCTGATTGGGTTACTGCCTCTCTAAACATAGCCAATGCACCACCCATACTGCCTATAACATCTCCAATCAATTTAATCTCATCATCTAAAACAAATATGTCAATCTTTGGATAAATGTCTTTTGTTATATCATTATTAGATGCTTTTATACCTGTGCCTCTTCTACTTGATACATAAGCATCGGGTCTATATTGCCATACTGCCCAACTGCCTGACCACTCATCAAGTCCTGCAATAAATTCGCCACCCATAAATACTAATTTTTCAGAACTTTTTATTAATACTTGATATGGGTCATAGCCTGTGGTAAATATAGTACCGTTATATCTTTTTAGCCCTTTATATTGATGCCATAAAACTGATTGAGTAAGTTTTTGAAGTAATGCCGCACTATTTTGAACTTCCAAAGATGGCTTAATAGTCCATTCTGAAGATGGTACTATTCCAAATCCTGTATTAACGTATAAAGTATTTTTATTTTGAATATTAAATCCATCCCCAAAGTAAACAGGGTCTATTATGACTTTTTCCGTAAACACATCATTATTTATACTTGTATAAACATATCCTTCATTATCGGCATTAACTCCCGCAGGTAAGTAACTAAATGATGTTATCTCAATTGATATTAAATTCTCATCACCACTTATAATGTCATTAGCAGGTATAAAAAAACCTAATGTGTGGTAAACATCTGAATTTACATAAAATGCATTCATAGTAGCGTATTGTCTTGCTGCGTTTATCGTATTGATTGCTACAGGGGGGACTAATTGGATATTGCCAGGTAAGTCTAGGTCTGTAACTATCATTCCTGTTACAAGGTTTGCACAATTTAAATTATAAATAGTGTCGCTAAAATTTTTTAAACGGCCACCTCTTACCACATCATAATCTCCCATCAACATAAATGTAAAATATTCAATCTCACAATTAGCATAAGGTAGGTCAGGTAAATCAATTACATACTTACCATTTTTGCCTTGTGAAAATAATATATTTACTCCCTCTGTCAATGATGGTGTTACCCATTGGTATGGGTCTACATTCTTTGTAGTTGGATTTATTGTGTTAAAATTATTATAAGTATTAGATAATCTCTTTGAATTAACCCCATCAGTTACTTGAATAATAACATTGATATATCTAATCTTTTTTGGGTCAATTCCGTTGTTGTTAATATCAAACTCAAGTCTTAATCTTTTGTTTGAACCTCCTATTAATGAGCTATAACCATAAGAACTAGCATCAGCTCCTAGTATTGGTTGCCTTCTAACTGTAAATAAAGTTGAACCACTACTGCCAAATCCTAAACTTAATGCTTGATTCGGGTTTGTTCTTATATCAAAATTAGTTATTTGTTTTGCTTCAACTATTTTCAATCCTGGGTCAAACTCAATTATTGGGTCAGCTAAAAATATTCTATCAGTTCCATAATTAACCGAATTATTAAAAGTAGTAGTTGATTGTTGTACCCCTGTTGAATTATAAACAAATTCTTTAAATGTAGTGTAATAATCATTAAACCTATTATCAATTATTCTAAACCTTCCATTTGAAAGCATTACCCTAGAGTTAAACCCTATAAGTAATTGTCTTAATACTTGCCCATAGTTAAGATTGTAGTTTCCGTTTTGGTCTGTAAATGCTGAAGTGTATAAGTATGAAGTTGCAAATACATCATTAGCTGCAACTGTCTGTGTCTCATAAAGCGGAGATGCAGTTGAAAATAAGTTTGACGATCCAATTAAACTTGTAACTCCTGCTTTATTGAATAAGTCAGCAAAAAATTCAACTAATTTAAACCTATTACCTTGGCTTAATAGAGTCATATTGTCGCTATCAAACTTGTAATTTTGTAATTCTCCTAAACCATCAACTGCATTAAATTCAATCGCATAAGGATAAGATGCGTGTTCTAATTTAATTAGTCGAGTATTGATTGTGCCTGCCCAATATACATCAGAGTTTTTTGATACTAACAAATGTATTTGTCCGTAAGGCCTATCTACTAATCCCTCAATATAAGATGCCATTGTTGAGTCTTCAATTAGCATGTTAAAAGTACATGATGATGCTTTAACAGGCTCGTTTATGTCATCACTTTCACTATTATATTGAATCCTAACACCTCCTGCTAATGCTCTTACTTCTGTTTCAGTTCCCGAAAATAGTGAGTCGTAAATATCAACAATGTAAACATTGCCTTTGTCGCTTATAAATTCGTGTGTATATTTTACTCCCATATTTATAAAGTTTTTCTACCTGTTATTGCTGAGAATGTTCTGCCTTGTTTGACTGCTACAACTTGTAAGTTATTGCCTTGAATAAGCCCTTGTAAATTAATATTGTTAGTCCCACCACCGCCACCCATTGACCTCATTAATATACCTTGTAATTTATCTAGTGGTGCTACTACTTCAGGATTATTTGATGCACCTGAGTATTCACCCACTAAAGCATTTGTAGGACTATAAGCTATTCCACCTGCGGCCATCTTTTTCTGTTTGCCCATGTTTGCCATGCTTGATTTAGCCATGCTGCCAATTGCAATTAAAGCCGCACCTGCTGCAATAGCTGCTGGAGGGTTTATAAATAGTTGAGTCTGTATAGCTAGTGCAGCTATCCCCATTTGAATAAACTGCTTACCTAATTGCACCGCTGCATCAGCGACCATCAAAACAAGTGAGTTAAAAAACGATTCTAAACTACCTCCTCCTGCCATCAACTCTCCTATCGTAGTAGCCAATAATACAATGCCATTTACTGCTAAGTTAGATAATGATTGTTGAAGTGCTAGGCCTGCATTTACCATTCTAGATGTATCTTCAACATATCTATCCGCAATAGCAGTGTAAACTTCCGCATCTGATAGTTCTGGTCTTTCTTTTCTAATCTGTTCAAATTTAATATCTATATCAGCTTTGCCCATCTTGAATTTTTTATACAATTCAAGCTCAGCTTTTTGATTTGATATAGCCATATTTACTGAGTCTTTAACTAATTGCTGGCTCTTTAATAACGCATCTGCTTCATCTTTTAAATTATCTTCTCTTAGTTTTTTCTCCCCTTCGTATCTCTTTGAAATTATTTGCAATATTTCTGAGTCTGATAAATACTTATTAGCTAATCGGATTGATTCAAACTCTTTATCAATTTGAGTTGATGTCATGCCTGTTTGCTTTATTAACTCAATCTCTTGTTTGCTATATTCATCTTGAGCCTTCATCCTATCTTGGAAAGCCTTTGCAACTACTTCAGCTTGCTTGTTTTTTTCATCTAGCAATTCCTTTTGTTTTTTTTGAGTAGCTTCTAAATTCTTTTTAGCAATGGCATCTCCTGCTGCTGCTCTTTCTTTATCGATTGCAATTAATTGTCTACTTAATGAGGCTTTTAGAGCCGCTAAATCTTTATCAGATGTGCCTTCTTGTTTTACTGCCTCGTTGTAAGTATTTACTGCCTCTATTTTTTTCTTAGTAAATTCGTCAACTTGGTCTCCATGTTGCTGCAAAAACTTTTTATTCTTAGTTAATGAAACATCGGCTTGCTCAACTGCCTTTGCAAGTTTTCTTGAGCCATCACTTGTCACTCCAAAAAAATCAGTAACTTTATTTACTAAATCACCAATGTATGTTGCCACCTTACCAAGTCCAGGGATAAGATTTAATACTGCTTCTTTAAATTCCTTCCAATGTGTAACTAAATAACCTATTACTACTGCTGCTGCTCCTATTCCTGTGGCAATTAAAGCTACCTTCATAACTCCCATTGAACCTACTGCCGCCATTATTTGAGTTTTCATAGCACCCATAGAATCTTTTAATGCCCCTAGTTGATTTAGTCCTTGCGACATTGCCATCAACCCCTGAAGTTTAGCCATTACTTTAGTTGCTTCTTCTGACTTGACTCCGAATGCTGCCATGCCTCCCTCTACTGCCATAAAACCGCCTGCAACACCTTGTAAGACCCCTGAAACTGCTTTAAATTTTGCATCAGGATTTAAGGCATCAATAGCTTGACCTACATCACCCATCTCATCTTTTAACATGGCTGCTTTTTGAGCTGCTGCAATAAATTGAGGAGACATCCTACCAAACTCTTCTGATGCTTTTTGAGCATCAATAGTAGCCTGGCTTAGTTGAGTCCTTAAACTACCTCCTGCTTTCTTACCTGCATCATCTCCGTTCTTACCTACATTGTCAAATGATTGTTTAACCTTGGCAAGTTCGGTGTTCATCGTATCAACTGATGACCTTATAGAGTCAGCAAGTTTGGCATCAGTTGAGGCTATCGACTGAGCAAAATCAGTCATCATTTTACCAACCGCCACAAGTGATTTTTCAAGTGGGGTTAGTGTTGCTACTAATGATATATTTAAACTTCTACCTGCCATTATAATAATTTTTTATCTTGTAAGTCTTTTTTTATTCTATCGTATTCAGCAAGTTTATAGTCTCTTTGGGTTTCTTTATCCCAATTAAAAGGAAATAGTGCAATCGGTTGAATTGGCTTTGATAGTTGGGCATTTACTAAGGTAGCAAAAAACAATCTTGAGTATTCTAGTTGTTCATGTTTAGCTGAGTCTTTGCCCTTGATATAATTTGCCCATTCTCGTGGTGTATAATCGTATATCTCCCCAATTCTTAACCCATAGTATGATGCCGATTGCTCCAATTCATCAAAGTCTATTTCAAATCGTTTGGGCTTACCTCCTCCGCTTTCCCTTCTTCTATTTGTTTAGCCTCAACTTTTCCTGTCATTGCCTCAACTATTGCATCAGCTAATATAGACATATCTTTTATGTCGATAGTGTCAGCAAATGAATCATAGCTATGAGTAAAGTCTTTCTCTTTATTCTCTTTGCCATAACCACTTTTAATACCTTCAAAAACTACTTTACATAGTGGCTCAAATCCACCTTCTTCTATTTCTTAAAATACCTTGTTGATGTTTAAAATACCATGGTCTCTTTTTAATCTGTGGAGAGCTCCAAAAGTTAAAGCAAATGGATGTTCTTTTCCGTTGATGTTAATTACTTGTTTCATATTTATATTATTGTTATTGATTGACAAATTTAAATCACAATATTTATGTTATCAAAAAAAAGGAGTGGCAAATAAATCAATACCGCCACCCCTCAATAACAACATAACTACTATGCTGAGTTCTTTATGCTGCTCCTTGAGTCATTGGGCCATCTACCTCAAATGATGCCCCAAATTCTACGTTACCCTCTACCTCTGCGGATTGGTCTAATGATGTTAAATATGCAGAGGCAGTGTATTTTTTTGCACCACCTCCTGCAAATAATTGTTTAAATACAACTGTCATAACAGTTCTATTTTCTAAGGCATCGTTAAGTTCCCAAAATCCATAAGGTGTCGCATTTGGATCGAGCAATCCTTTGAAGTCAAATGATGCACTCATTAATCCTTCTGCAAGTTCTCTATTACCATTAGAATCTTTAGTTGTGGTGTCTCTTGGAGACATTGAAAATTTAAGATTAGCACTCTTGCCATTAGCTATTACACCTGTACCGATGTATAATTTAACTTCTGTTCCGTTTAATATTACTGACATAATTTTTTTTAGTTTGCTGATGTTATTAATCCATTAATCTCAAATGTAGCATCAAATTCTACACTACCCTCAACCTCCGCTGATTGTGTCATTGATGTTATATAGCAGTTTGCTGAGTATGTCACCCCATCTTGGTAGTATTGCACATACACAGATGTTCTATTGGCTGCCAATGAATATAAATCCATAAATCCATATCCAATATTTAGTGCTACTAAACCTTTGAAGTCAAATGAGCCTGACTTGATTGCCTCGGCAGTTCCTTTCCAACCTGCTGAATCCTTAGTTGTTGTCTCTCTAGTTGCCATGCTGCGTTTAAAATTGGCAGTTTTTCCGTAAGAGATTGTATCGCCATCTACCTTGATGACGCATGAAGTACCATTTAATATAGTTGCCATTTTTTATATATAATTTATTTTTTTCGTGTTTCTTTTTTTGGTTGCTTTGCTATAGCGTTTTCTGATTGTTCTATTTTTAATATACCAATACACCCTAGCTGAGTGAATTTATCAATATCTGAATTATGTATATCAATTATAGTTCCTGCTTCTATGACTCTACCTGCTGAGTTAGTATAGTCTTTTTGTAATTTATATCTTGCCATATTATTGTCTGTTGTATCTTATTATATAGTCTTGACTTATTGAATATTCTCCTAATGTGCCTGCATTCATTACGAAGTCGGCATCTTGTTGGTCATCGAAAAAAACTATCTGAATATTACCACTTGAGTAATAATCAAATCCTGTCCTTATATTATCAGCTATTGTGTTGCACTCCGCTGATTGAGTGGTGTGTATATTTATTTGGAATCTTGTATCATCCGTCACACTTGCACCATCTTTAGTATTGTTAGGGCCTGTTGAAATTTGATTGAATATAACACAAGGCATATTATAATTGGTCGTTGGTCTGTTTATTTGATAAACTGAGACTCCTGTACCAAGTATATTGGTTAATGCTCCGAATACTTCTGTCTTTATACTCATTATGCAAATTTCTTAACTACCAAATCTCCTAATTTTTTCTCCATTTCGTTTAAAATATTTGACTTGTTCTCATCAAATGCTTTGCGAATGAATGATTTAGGTGGTATTACCTTGCCCCCTTTGTGTTTGAATCCGTACTCAACTAAATTAGCATGGTTTCCACCTCCTTTGCCGTACTTAGGGCCTATCACTTTGTAGTTCTTTTTCTTTGGTTTAAATTCTTGTATTGACCTTCTTAAATTACCTGTATTGTCACTAGGTATATTGGCTTTAATAGATGCAATCAACTTACTTGATGGAGCTTGTAATACTGATTGAATCTCATCACCTGTTGGGATTGAATTAACCAATGCTTTTATAACTTCATTTATGCCTTCTACTGCCATCTTACCTTTTGATTTGTGCTAATATTTCTAATGCTACCTTTCTACCATATTGAACCGCCTCTTGAATAGTTAAAATTGTATAAGTTTCATCCATGTACTTTAATAACATTGTATCTACTACGTCAATTGCATACCCATATCTTACTGTGAAGATTAAGGTATCAACCCCTTGCTTTCTGTCATTTGAATACTCCTTACCTGCTGGACTTGAATTAGCTACTTTTGCCCACATCGATTTGAATAAGGTCTCACTAATTGAAAAACCACCCTCTGCATTCATCGTTTCAGTGAATGTGTAGATGTCAATTTTTCTATCAAGTTTGCCTATGTTCATTAAAATACTCTAATCTTGTATGGGTTTAATATCCATTCTGAAGTCTTTGGCACATCTGATACAGATTGACCTACTTGAACATCTTGCCTATTTTCATACCAATGTCCGCCCATTAATTTAATAGCGGTTTTGATTGATTGAGGTATGATATTAGAATCATCATTTACATTAAACCTAGTCTTATAAGTGATGGTTATCGGGTTTAATACTTCAGTATTTAATGTAGGTCTAGTGATTAAATTAACCCTCCCAACCTCGTTATAAATATCAAAATTATAATCTACCCCTGTTGACATTGCAACATCATCTCCATCTCCATTTTTATAGGTAAATGATTCAACCTTCCATACAGGCCCACGAACTAAATAAATTATATTATCTTCTGGCCATGCACCATCACTAAATGATATTGTGTTTTCGTTTAAATATCTCCATGTGATTGATTCAACTTCAGTCTGAGCTGCTAATATTAATGCTTCAATGTAATCATCATCTTCTGTAAATGATTGCTCAATTTTAAGATGAGTTTTCATTTCAGATAAAGTAACTACAAGCTCATCATGAGCTGCTCTGTCTGTGAATTGATATGTGCCTGTTATCTTCATATAGTTTATATATTGCCCCGACTTTTTACATCGGGGCTTTATATAGTATTAGTTTAGGCTGTTAAACATCCTGTTAAAGTTCCAATTGCACTTGGTTGTTTCAATGCTGAATCAACGTATTGGTTAACAGTGATAGCTATTGAACCTGCTCTTGCAATTGCAGCAGAGTTAGTATCAATCATTAACTCGATACCTCCGAATTGACCGATAACAACTTGAGAGAAGTCACCGAATACCATTGATGAACATACTCCTGTAGAAGTACCTTTATCAAGGTTTGAAGGTAAGTTAGTAGTTGAGAATGCAGGGTAGCCGTCAATAACATTTTGGATTCCTCCAAAGTATTGATTGTAAGCTAATATCATTGCACCACTTCCGCTATCAATAACTGTTTGTTTCAACTTAGCAACTAATTTCGGATTCAATAAGAACTTACCATTAGTTACATCTGCGTTTGCAGTTTGTACAGTTTGCACTAACTCTAATACTTTTGCAAGTGTTGGAGCTAATCCATTTGTTCCCATTGATACAGTGCTAATGCCTGAAGTACCTAAGATACCTGTTGGCTTATTGCTACCATCACCATTGATAACTGCTGCTTCCAATGCACTATACATTGACTTCATGATGTTACCTAAGATGTAATTCTCGATTGAATTGTTGGTTTGAATCATCAACTGACGTGAGATGTTTGTAGCACCTACTAACAACTTAGGGCTTAATGCACGATTCACAACCGTTGCATCAGCAGGAGATTGACTTCCTGTTTCAGTTACCCAAGATGAAGTAACCGCAGTAGTGAAACCTGGAAGGTCAGTGAATGCAGTTAAGCCTGTTAATCTTTGAACTCCTAATTGGTCTAACACTGAGTTAGGGAATAATGAATCAAAGAATCCTAACTTTTCAGTTGGCACAAAGTAACCACCTGCTGACGGAGTACCAACATTCATAGTACGAGCCTCTTGCTTTCTGTAAGCTAATGCATCCAAGATGTTTGATGATAAGTAGACTCCTTTAGGAGTAGAACCACCAATCTCTCTAACTTCTTTAGTTGACTCATCAACCAATTCTTTTTCAAGTCCATCAAGATTACGACCTTCAGCCATAGCCATTACAACTTTGTTCAAAGAGAATTTTCTCATCTCTTTTTGCTCAGAGCTATCTCCTTCAGAAGTTAATCTTTTTGAATTGCTAGAACGTGACTCATTTTTTTCTAACAATTTAATGTCAGCATCAGCCGCATCAAGTTTAGAATCAAGCTCAGTCATTTTTGCTCTTTCTTCAGTTGTGATTGTGTTGTCTTTCAACTTAGCAAGTAAACCATCTAGTTCCATTGCTATAAGGCCTCTAGCCTCTCTTTTTGCTTTTAAATCCATTTTTAGTATATAATTAATTGTTTGTTTTAATTTTTCTTTCTAGTTGCTTGGCTAAGAATAAATCATCTGCCTTGCGTTGTAATGTTGCTGCATTCTTAGCCGCTTCGATTTCATCCTTTACATTTTGAACTGACCTACCCATTACTGAAGTATCAGCATAGGCAGGGAATGTTACAGGAGATACATCAAATAAGGTATCAAACTTTAATATAGTTCTTTTGTAAACTTCCTTTTCTGTTTCTTCGTTGTTGTAGCACTCCATCTTATCTTCTTTTACTTTAAAGGCAAATGAAGATTGAGATATATCGCCTCTAGTGATTGACTTATATAAGTCTGAATGAGCCATGATAGAAGTATCTAACATACACTCATAATATAAGCCTGCCTCATCTACTCCATAAGTCAAAGTACCTGCACCTGAACGGCCAAGTATTTGATTAGAGTCGTGATTGAACAAGCACCTTACATCATTCTCTAAGCAGTCATCAAATGCACCTTTAGCAATTACCTCTTCGTAGCTTTCGTTCTTACCTTCGTATAGAATTGTAGGTACTTCTGTCAATGCTGCATAGCCTTTAATGTAAACACTTGACTCAGGCTCTCCATCTTGTGCTGCCCTTGTTTCAAATGGTTTTTTAGAAGTTAAAGTAAATCTTCTTTCTGCTCCGTTTATGCTTAATATATAATCTTTCTCCATTGGTTAATTTTTTGTTGCTGCTTTCGGCTCTGGTGTTTTAGTTGGGTCTGTTTGAGTAGTAGTTGTATCAACTCTAGGAGGTGGTATCAACTGCCCATCTTCCCCGATGATTGCCATATTTAAAGGTTTATATAATGAATCTCCACCCTCTACTCTGTTTAAATTCTCAGCACTTCTAACCTCATTTATTGATACCACCCCATCAGTAAGTAAGGTATGCCAAAAAGCAGCTCTAGCTTGTTGGTTTCCTCTCAATAATTCACTTACATTGATATTAATATAGTGGTCTTTTTGTTGTTGTTCAGTCAATAACTTTGACTTAAACTCCATTTCAATCTTAGTTATCCATGGTTGTAAAGTATCAACTATATAATCAATATTTTGCTCTTCAATATTTGAAAAAGTTGCTTTGTCTAAATCTTGTATATTGTGTAATGGTATTCTTAATACCCTTGCAATCTCAACTACTGAATACTTCCTGCTATCTAATACTTGAGCTTGCTCTGCATTGATAGTTATTGGATTGTATTTAGTACCTCCTTCTAATATAGGTGTATGACCTGAGTTCCTAGCACCTGCCCAATTGCGAATTGAATCTGATAACCTCTTATATGCAGGCTCATCAAGTGTGCCTTCTACTGTTAATGTGCCGCCTAAATTAGTACCATTTTTATAGAATGAATTAGCAAAATCTTGTGATGCCATTGCACCACCATATACATTTGATAAGTAAACCAATAATGGAATGCCTGCAATTGAATCAAGACTAATCCCTTTTAAATGTATGATGTCATCAGATGAATAAAACCCTTCCTCCATCCAATAACCTAAAAAATTATTACCTAACACTTGATAAGTAATAGTGTCATCTTGGCTAACCCATATAGTCACAGACTCAGGTGCTATCAATTTAAGGCCTGCAGGTTGGTAATATTCATCTCTAATAATATATGCGTATGCATTACCTTTTAAAATTGCTTGACTAAGTAATGAGCTAATCAAATCAAATGGAATCAAACCTCTCATTGGTCTTACTTTAAGTAAGTATGCCACCTTAGATTCTTCAATAGTTAACTCATGCTTATCTCCATCGGGGTCTTGTTTAAATACTCCAATAGGTAACTTAGCAACATCCTCTGAGATGTTTCTAACTGTTGCATAAACTGCTGATAATCTTAGTGCAGTTTGCTGAGATACAGTATTACCAGCATCAGAAATTGATGAAAAAATATTAGTCGGTTGGCCGATAGAGTTAAGTGGCATCTTAGTCGATGCCCTTTCCTCGTGTGCTTTGCCAAAATTAAAAGAGTATTTACCGATGCGAATTTCCACGCACCAATATTAATATGTTTGAATGATGTATAATTATACAACAATATTGTATTAATATTTTAATAATTTAAACACCCATATAATTGTGTTTGATTTGTAGTAGTTTATTATTAAAATTCTAAATTTGTGGGAGTCTTTAAGAAATTAAAGGCTCTTTTTTTTATAGCTTTACATTGTGATTTGATGCTGCTGATGTCTTGAATGAATTATAACTTGAAAATTTACGACTCCCAAATAACCTCTCATGTTGTGTCTCAGCAAAATTATACGCATCAATTATGGTGCAATTATGCTCACTCTTATATTCTCTAATTACACTGGCAAAAGTTTCAAGATTATTTTTAAACTTTAATACTTCTGACTTGTATGGCTTCTGATTTGTTATGGTTTTTATCATAGGTTTATTCGTTTCTTTCTCTTAATAATTTACTCAAGTCGCTTTCATCATCCTCATCTGATTTAGGTTTAGCAATCCTTCCTCTGTCTGATGGAGTCATTCCAAACTTAGCACTTAACTGACTAAAGATATTAAAGGCATCCATGTATATTTGGTGATATGGGCTTTTCTTTTCTGAACTTCCATCTCTGGTTGTGATTAAATGAGTGAGCCCTTCAACCCTTATCTTTTCATCGCACATCTCCATTGTGGCCCTAGACTTTGCAAGTAACTCAAGTGAGTAAAGGTCTGATTCTTTCAATACTCCTGTTGGTTCAAGTATATTGTACATTGAATCAAACCACTTTTGCTCAAGCTCAGTCATGGTTGATATTGATTTAGTAGCATCTAATTCAGCTGCTTCAAATCCTTTGTCAGCATCTCGGCTTTTTCTTAGTGTGCCTTTGTTTTGCTTTGTTTCAAGCGGCAATTTGTATCTTCCTTTTCCCATTATATAAATCTTATATCTCTGTTGTTGTAAATTGATTTCTTTGTATAGTCTTTTAACTCATCACTCATCATCTCGCCTACTGCCATAATTGATGATATGACTGCATCTATCTTACCTCCTTCTTTACCTCTCACTATCTTAACTTCATCTCCTTGGTTCTCTTTTACCTTGGCATTTGACATCATCCACCTCATTGATGGGCTACCATCGTGCCTAATCTTTTTAGATATTACAAGTCTTTCAATTTCCTTGATAGGTTGCGACATCATTGATGCGGTTTGAGCGTATGCGGTTGCATTGATTCCTTTTTCTATTAAATGATTAGGCATTGTACCTGCATATCTTCTGTCAAATGCTAATGCTTGACATTTAAATTTACTGAGCTCGGTTATTATATCATCTTCAATCTTATCAAAGTGAGTTACGTTGCCATCAGTGAAATCAATCCATCCATCATTTGCCCAATTCAATATGAAAGGTTGAGATTGTTTTGCAAGTTCAATGGCATTTTCTTCTGGACACCACATCTTAACCTTTAAATAAAAGTTCCCATCAGGTAATTTAAACACCATTGATAGAGCTGAGAAGTCTCTAGTTTCTGCAAGGTCTAATCCTGCCCACATTGGTAGGTCTTTCAAATCTTCATCGCTCATTCTATCTTCGCAATCCATCCATTGCTCATCTGTAATCCACCCCTTGCCACCAAAAGTCCATACGTTTAGATCTAGTTGTTTAAATACGTTTACCTTGCTTGCTCGGTTTGTTGCCTCTTGATATTCTGAGTACATATAATCCCATTTTTTAGATACTCCAAGATTAGGATTAGCCTTTCGCCAGGTTGCAGGTAGCGTCCAATCATCTCCTTCATCAATACTATATTTAATACCCATCCAACCATCATCATTTTTTATACCTTGCAGTATTTCCTCAGTCATTTTTGAATGTTCATAGCATATTGAGTCTAGTCTTTTGCCTGCAGTTGTGATTTCAAATATCAATGGATTCCTTCTAGCCCCTATTGCAGTAGTTAGCAAATCAATTATACCACTATTTGACATCTCATGTACCTCATCACATATTGCACAATGTGGATTTAGTCCACTCATCTTATCTGAGTCTGCTGATAGTGGAGTCATAAACCCAAACTTTCCATTGGCAAATAGAACTCTGTTTGATGACCTTTGAATTGTTAAGTGATTTGAAAGTTCAGCATTAAATCTAATCATTGATGCTGCCTCATCATAACATAATCGGGCTTGGTCTTTTTTAGTCGCAGCAAAGTACACCTCTGGGCCTTCTTCTCTATCCATTATGTACATATAAAGAGCTAATGCTGCTGCCATTGTGGTCTTACCATTCTTTCTAGGTATCTCAATGTAAACCTTTTTAAACCTTCTGACTAACTTACCTGCTTCATTGGTCTTATAGAATCCAAATATATTTGCAATAATAAACTTCTGCCACCTTTGTAATACTAATTTTTGACCGCCAAACTCTCCTTTAGATTGCTTTAATAGTTGAATAAAGTTGATAACCAAGTCAACTTTCGACTCATCAAACTTTAAATCTTTGCGTTGCTTATCGTTTAAGTATCGTTTACAGGCTAGCACTACCCAATTACATGCAGGTTCTCTACCTGCAATTACATCTATTGCATAGCTATCGTATTCTTTTATGTCAAGTATCTTAACCATTATTTACCAACTACTTTTTTATAAAGTTCAATTCTCATGTTGTTTAAGTCGGTTAGATTGTACCTTTCATGTATAAACTCTTTGCTTACTTCATAATGTATTGAGTAATCATTTGTAGGCTCAAATATATTTAAAGGTACTTGAACTGCATTAAACTCCCCAACTCCATTACCAACACACACACCTCCTGCTAATGTCGCTTCTATCCATGCTATGTTTGATTTGGCTCGGTTGAACTCATCATCAACTAAGGTGCAAAGGATATGTGATATGTTTGAAGTCTGCAATAATCTGAAGTATCTAACTAAATCTTCTCCAGCAAAAAACTTACTATTTTTAATGTCTAATTTTGGCGAACCTTGAACGCAATCATGACCCCAAAATTCTATTTGCTCAACTTGTTTTGCTGCTGATTCGTAGAAAGATGCAAACTGCCTGACATCATCTATATGAGTTGATGAGCCTCGCCAAATTGTTTTGCCTACCTTGTTATATGGTTGAATTTTGTACTTGTTTAAATCAATACCATTGTTAATTACGTTGCATTTAATACCAAGTTTGTTTTCAATGTAGTCACCTAATGCTTTAGTTGATACAGTTATAGCGGTTGCACCCTTCATCATTTTCTCCATTGTGCCTAATATTTTAGGATTGTATGTTGATTTAATTGATGAGTGACTTGGTATCTCCCAAAAATTATCATCCAAATCATAGACATAAGGGATGCCTAATTGAGTGACATACTCAGCTAACTGAGTAGCGTTACCTAATGCTCTTTGAAATATTACTAAATCGTATTTAATTAGGTGCTTCCAAGATACTTTTTGTAAATCTTCGTAGCAATCAAACTCAATGTCTGACCGCTTCATTATATCTCCATAAACACCCCATGCCCTATACCACGAGGTAGGGTCTGTTGGCATTGCACAGACTGCTAGTATTCTTAATTTTGTCATGCTATTAATTTAATTTGTCCGTTAAAAAATATTACCGCAGTTAGTATTTTATTTTTCATTTTAAATTTGTTTTTAAACTTGTTGGTATTGCGTAAGGTTGATGTGTGTAGCTCAACCCTGACTTAGTAATCAGCCATAAGCCATCAAGATAGACAGTTGTAAACCCACACTTACAATGCGATTGAGGTTTGATTGCTACTTTGTCATTGCACTTCTGACAAATAGTAGAGTTGTAATTTATTGGAGTCATTAATATCTAAATTTACTTTTGTTAATTTGTCCCTTTTCAATATCATTTATTCGATTAAGTATTTCATCTGCTGACTTAACTTGCCTTACCTTATTGTTTTTATATGATTTAACCCACTCTGTTGCATTGTTTATTACTTTTGATACATTGGTATAGGTCGCATCTTTTTCGTGCGTTACAAGGCTTAATTTACAATCTTGTTCTAATTCTTTTAGATAATCTTCAAAGCTCGATGGGTTAAATCCGCATACTTCTGAGGTGGCAATGAGCATTTTTGCTTGTTTTTTTATATTAAAATTGGTCATCATCTCTATTTGGCTCTATGTTTCTGTTAGGATTGATGTCAAATGATGGCATTTGTAACCCTAAATTTTTAAACCTTGTGTATTTACCCTCAAATCCTAATCTAATAGTTCCAACACTACCGCCTCTATTTTTTGCTACAATTATTTCAGCCATGTCTATTGCACTTTCGCCATCTTCAAATGTTTGGATGCCGTAATATTCGGGTCTGTGAATAAACATTACCACATCACTATTCTGTTCGATTGTGCCTGAATCTCTAAGGTCACTTAACATAGGTCTTTTATCTGCTCTCTTTTCGCACTCTCTACTTAGTTGAGATAGTGTAATTATTGGACAGTCCATTTCTTTTGCAAGTATTTTAATATCTCTGGTGATGTTGCTTATCTCGTTATCTCTATTTTGAGTTTTCTCTTTTGTTTTGATAATTTGCACAAAGTCAATACCAATTAATGCTATACTCCCAAAATCTCGTTTAACTTTCTTCGCAATAGCCCTCATTTTGGTTGGTGTTATGTCAGCAGTATCATCAATGAGTAGATTAGTATCATAGTATTTATTTAAACCCTCAACAACTCTAATACTATCTTGTGAAGTTATGTTACCTTGTGCAATCTTATGGGATAGTAATTCACTTTCAGCAGACATAATACGCAACATTAACTCTCTATTTGTCATCTCTAATGAAAAGAATAACACCGCCTTGTTACTTTTCTTCGCAACATTGGTAAGTATATTAGTCAATAGAGATGTCTTCGCCATAGCAGGTCTAGCAGCTATTGTGATGCTTTGCCCATTCTTCATGCCTTGTAGTACGCCATCTATATTTGTAAATCCTGTTTCAATACCTTCAACTTTTATAGGCTCATTCATGGCTTGGTCAAGTTGTTTTATTGCAGTATCAACTGACTCTTTGATGTGTTTAAGATTAGTACTTGCACCATCAATGTTTTTTATCTTAGCAATATTGTTATCAAACTCATCCATTAACTCAAATATATCTTCATCAAGTGAGTAGACTTTACTTAATATGTTATGAGCTTCTTTTATTAAGTTCCTTCTGAGAGTAAGTTCTTTTAAATAAAAGCATTTGTGATTAAGTTGTGAGACATTTGTAAAATTATTACTTATTTCAGTTACACTAATCCTACCACCTACTTGATGAAGATATATTTGATTTGATGTATGAGTTTGATACCAATATTGCTAAAATA